GCCTTCGACGGCCTTACCGATGGCCTCCTCTAACCCCTTCCCCTCGCTGCACATGGCGTACGCGATTGCCACCGCTTGATCCTGCGGGTAGCCCTCGTCGAGCAACTTCGGAATCTTCGCGCTCACGCAGTCGCCTAGAGCGTCCTTCGTTTCGATGGCCTTTGCCACAACTTCCGGCGCGTCGGGTGATTCTTGCACTGGCGCGAGTGAGCGCGGAACAATCGGATCGAATATCGCATCAATCGTCTCGCGCGGAATTGCAGGAAACGCCGCCGCTGCCATTGATCGAACACTGTCGAGCGGAAGAATCCCGCTTGCCGCGCTCGTCGCCAGTTCCACAAGGCTCGTAACTTGCGCTCCATTGAGCGCACTTGCGGCAAGGTCTTCTGTAACGGTCTGCTCGTTTTCCATTGGCGCAGATTGCGTCGGTTCATTAGGACGCTGCGCCATAAACGGAATCTGCGCGCCCGCTCCTAGAACCTGACCGTTGATGAGCAACCGATCCGCGTTCGGGTCTTCGATTGGCTCTAGCCCCTCCTGCTGTCGCGCCTCGTTCGCCGTGATGATCCCGCCTTGAACGTACGTCAGGCGCTTCGTGGACTCCTGCACCTCGTCGCGCTTTACCGGGTTGTCGTACGCAAGGAACGCGTCCTCTTCGATACCGAACAGCGGCAAGAGGGACTGATTCAACACATCTTCATCCATGCGACACGCGGGGAGGATCGTCGTTTCCTTCCACGACGCAAAGCCAACCTCAGCACTCGCTAGGTTCGGATCGTTCGCACGAAGCATCGACACCGGCACACCGAAGATTGCCGCGATCTCCTCAACGATCTCCTCGCGTCCTTCCAAGTCCTTCGGTGGGAACGACAGCGCCTTCAAGTCCACGTCACCAGTGACGGCAAGGAACTTGCCCGTTTTCTGCGTCCCGCGAATCTTGTTCTCTACTTCCGCCGTGAAACGATCCAACTCCGCTTCGCTCGCGTTGCCCTTGATGACGGCGAGATAGTCCGGTCGGCTCTTGTTCTTGAAGAAGAAATAGTCCATCTCGTGCAATGCTTCGTTTGAAGTCACAGCACCCCACGCGGCCTCGACCTTGCCGAGTCCGTAGTACATATCGCGCGGGTTCGGATACTTGAAGTGGATCACTTCTTCCGGCGTGAAGTCCGTCTTCTGGTGATCGCTCGACCCGTAGCGGTAGCCTCGCACGAACGGCTCCCCTCGCGCGCCGTCACCCGGCATGATTTCGACCCACTGGCTAGGCATCGTCCACAGTTCAGCGGGGATACCGAGCCGACGATCAATCACCGGATGAACGTACGCGTTGCCCGTCAACTCCAAGTAAAGCACGCGCAGGACGGTCGCGTCAAATCCGTTCTGATACGGGTTGACTCGCGTCAATAGGTCGAGCAGTGGATGGGTGTCCGCGACGGCTTCATAGTCGTCCCCGAACTCCGCTGCTTTCGACATCGCAAACCGCGATGGGAGTTGCGCAAGATCGCCGGAGAGATACGCCTTGGTGCGGCGATCCGTCCTGCGCGTGTTCCAAAGTTTCGCGCCAGTTCCGCGCGAGCGCACGTACAGCCGGAGCGGCTGCGACGCAACAGCAATAGCGTTGAGACGCGCTGCAGCGTAGACCCACGACGCGCAATACTGAACCGCCGCCTTGTGGCTGAAGTCGGGACGCTTCACCTCGCGCCCAAGGAACGTCATGCCGCTAGCAGACGTGAAGCGCGGCGGCTTGTCATCGGTGAACGCCGTCTTGGTGAATGCCGCTTTGATGCGTTCGATTAGGCTCATATCACTCTCGTTAGGAGCGGCTTTCGCGCGCGTCGTGCATGGACGGCAAGTGCCAAGGCGCACACGCCGTCATCGTGTCCCGCTGTCGCCTCGTACGCGACGTGCTTTCCGGAGTATCGGTATCCGAAGCCCTCCAGTTCCGAGCGCAGCCACCCATCCGGGTAGCGAATCTCGCGCGTTTGTATCGAAATCTGTAGCCCTTCCATCAGTTGTTGCTTGCTCTGCGACGTGAACTTGAAGCCATCGACGCGACGGCAGACGCGCTTCAAGTCCTCCACAATCGGATCGCCCACGCCGGTTGAGTCGATCTGCGCGGGCTTGTCCCCGATGATCTTCGCCAACTTCTCCCGCGTGAGTTGCCACGGCGCTTGCCATCGGTCGAGGTGTGATACCGCGCCGTCCGCGTCGAGTCCGACGATTACGGTGTAGTCTTGGCTCTTGGCAAGATCGACCCCGTAGCACTCTGCCGGACGCGTCGAGAGCAGCCCGACGCACTCGCGGATAGCGTCGAGGCCAAAAGGATTGCCGCCGTCCTCAGCGGGTATGCCTTCGTACTCCTGCGCAAAGACTTCCGGCGGCAGCGAACGCCGCGCGGCCTCGACTTCCTCCGGGTCAATGTGCGGGTTGTGGCGCGTTCCGATGCGGAACGTTCGCATCGTGCCAGTTGTGTCGCTTTCGGCTTCCGTGAACAGGCGGTGAAAGTCGCCCGTTCCCTTCGGTGTGCCAAGGAAGAGCGCCGAACCTTTGCGGTCGGAGAGCGTCGGACGCGCCGCGTTGCGCCACCATTCAAGGAGGTTCGGCACGAATCCGGCCTCGTCAACCACGATCAAGTCGTAGTCTCGGCCACGACCCGAATCAATGTCCTCAAGCGACCAAAAGTCGATCACGCCGCCAGTCACCAAATCTAGCCGCTTCTCTACGCGATCCATGCGCGCCGTCACTGGTGCAAGCGCGCGTTCAATGTCGCGCATGGGATCGGCAAGGTACTTGTAGGTTGGCGCGAACCATCCGACCTTCCGGCGGTTGATGGCGGCGCGCTGCGCCTTGACGCGACCGTAGGTTGTCTTCCCCCAACGCCGACCGATTTCAAGGACGCTGAACCGAGCAAGCGCCTTGTCTACCGTCATTTGTGACGGGTGCAGGATCGAAGACAGCGGTTGTAGTTGCAGCCTCATGCGTCATGCTGCACCTTCGGCGCGATTTCCTCAATCGTGATCACCTCCTCGCGCACGACGGATTCGCTCTTCTCCTTCTGCCCGAGGTACTGTTTGCCGAGCCAAATGAGCATGGTCACGTTGCCATTCAGCGCCATTTCCGCCTGTTTGCGGCGAAGGCTGCGGTTTAGTCGTGATCGCCCCCTTTCTATGGGGGTGACAAATCGGCGCTGAAGCGTGCGTCCCGAGCATCCGAGGATCGTCGCCATCTCGTCAATGGTGCAACCGATGGAAGCCATGTCTTCGACTTGCTTGGGATCAATGTCAATCTTAGCCCTTGGCAAGTTCGGCCTTCCTTCCCGTGAGTGTCTCCCACCGCTTCACGATGACATCGCAGTAGGCAGGGCTGATCTCCATGCCGTAGCACTTGCGCCCCAGTTGCTCGGCGGCGATGAGGGTCGTGCCGCTGCCGAGGAACGGGTCGGCGACAAGGTCTTCACGGCGTGAATGCGCGCCGACTATCTTCACCATCAGTTCTAGAGGCTTTGGCGTTGGGTGGCCGTTTCTATCTTGCCCATGCGGCGCAGACATATGCCAAACATCCGTCTTGGCCTGCTGGGCGTCGAACTCTCTGCGCTGGGCGTCGAACTCGCTGCGCTGGGCGTCGAACTCTCTGCGCTGGGCGTCGAACTCGCTGCGCTGGGCTGAATGCTCGCCGATGTCAACGCCGCGTGCCGCGAAAAGCGGCTGGAGCCTGCTCCATGCTTCTAGCGTTGGGAGCGACCATTGCGACGGTGTGAAGTAGTGTCCGGCCATTCCCTTTGTCCCGAGGCACTTGTCGATCTCAGCAAGAGAAATGCCCGCTTGCTTTCTCCATCCCGCCATGCGTTCGATGATGGCAGAGTAGGCCGATCTTGCTGCTATGTGCGCCGTCTTTGCGTTGAACGATGCGAGCAAGGCGTCGGGCGAGTGCAGCATTTCGCAAAGCAACAGGCGCTCGCTTCGCGGCCTCCATCGACGCATATCATCAACGGATGCCGTCGTACCCAAGCCGTCGCCCTTGTACCAAACGATGTGATTGAAGACGGCGAACCGCTTCCGAAGAAGTCCTTCGATGTGCCATGCGAAATCAGGAGCGCACCACCAGCCTGCGGTTCCGCGTTCGATCATTACTAGAGCCCATTGGGCAAACACGGAGTCGAGGAAGCCGAGGAAATCCTCGTAACCATCGAAGTCGTTGTCCCATGCCGCGTCCACCTTCCCGAAGTACGGCGGATCTGCCGCAATCAAAGCCGCCTTCGCTCCCGCCATCAGCCGCTCGACATCCTCGGGCTTCGTGGAGTCGCCGCAGAGCACACGATGCTCGCCCAACAACCACAGGTCGCCCGGCTTTGTGATCGGCTCCGCTGGCGGCTCAGGAACCTCGTCCTCCGTCACCTCGGCCATGCCGTCGATCATCCTCGACAGTTCCGCCGAGTCGAAGCCCGCCGCGTCGAGCAACGCCTCGTCCTCGCACTGGAGCGCAGAAAGCGTCTCGGCAAGCGCGTCCTCGTCCCACTCCGCGAGTTCGGCGGTACGGTTGTCCGCAATGGCGTAGGCGGTCGCCTCGCTGCCCGCGAGCGTCGAGCGTACTACGGCTATCTCTTTCCACCCGAGCGCCTTAGCGGCCATCAGGGTGCCGTTTCCGGCGCGGACAACGCCATTGGCATCCACCACGATTGGTTTCTGCTGGCCGAAGCGGTTGAGGCTCGCCTTGATCGTGGCAAGGTTCTGCTCGCCGTGCTTGCGGACATTGGCGGGATCGAAGTTCAGCGAGTCGATGGGGACGGTTTCCGACTTCACGCGAACGCCTCCATGTTCAAACTGCACCAGTGATGAGAGCAGTTCCACTTCTCGCCTTCCTTGCCGACCTCCGCGATGCGCTGGAATCCCGCCAACTCCAACAACTGGCGCAGTTTGGCTTCGTTGAAGATCGCGCAATGGAAGTCGTGTACGTCGGTCTGCCCACCCATGATGTACGCTTCCATGTTGGGGTCTTTGGAACCCGCCGCCATCTGAGATACGATCCGATCAAAGTCAGGCACGGCGACGAATAGTCGTCCACCCGGCTTGAGTACCCGTCGCCACTCTTTCAGCGTCGATAGCGTCTCAACGCGCGCGATGTGTTCAAGCACATGAGACGCGCGGATTGCCTCTACCGATGCGTCCGGCATATTGATGCGCTGCGCGTAGTTCCCGTGCGCGATGTCCCACGGTATCCACCCATCTTC